ATACAGAGACTATCCTGATTCAGTTTCTAACAACGCAAAGAAAGGGATCGCACTCAATGAGAAGCAAGGGAACAAATGTGCTACTCAAGTGGGTAAAGTCAGAGCGCAGCAGTTAGCCCAGAAGCAACCACTATCGGTTGAGACTATTAAGAGAATGTATTCTTATCTAAGTAGAGCACAGGAATACTATGATGAGGGAGATACGACATCTTGTGGATATATCTCGTATATGTTATGGGGTGGATTATCTGCTAGAAGATGGGCAGAGAGTAAATTGAAGGAATTGGATAAGTTATGAAAATAACCCAAAATCATTAATAATAGTTGTTTAATTAGAAAAGTTCAGAAAAATGAATCTACAAGAAGTGTTCAAAAAGATTGAGATGGCTTTGACTCCTAGTCAAGATGCTGCTCCTGAAGTTCAGGAAGAAGTGAAAGTTGAAATGGCTACAATGAAACTCGCAGGAGGTGTTGTAGTAGAAGCAGAAGCGTTTGAAGCAGGTGAGAATGTATTCTTACTAGGTGAAGATGATGAGAAGGTAGCTGCTCCTGTTGGAGAGCATGAGTTAGAAGATGGTCGTATTCTTTGTATTGAAGAAGAGGGTGTTATCTACGAGATCAAAGAAGCAGGTGAGACTGAGGAAGTTGTTGAAGAAGAAGCAACAGAGGAAGTTATGGAAGAGCAGGAAATGGCTTATGTAAGCAAAGAAGAGTTCACTGCTGCTATTGATGAAATCAAAGAAATGATTGCAGGTATGATGCCTAAAGAAGAGCAATCTGCTGATGAGGTTTCTGAAGAAGTTGAAATGAGTACAGAGGAAGAAGTTACAGAAGTAGAGATGAGTGCTGATGAAGCACCTGCTGCTAAGAAGGTAGCTGCTGCACCTGTAGAAAAGAAACCAGATATGGTGAAGTTCAGCAATAAGGCTGGTGCTACTACCTTATCTCGTGTAATGAGTAAATTATCCTAATTTAAATAAAGAAGAAAAATGGCTACAACCACTTCAATCACTACCACATATGCTGGTGAATTTGCAGGGAAATATGTTTCTGCTGCATTATTGAGTGCCGACACTATTGAGGGTGGCGGTATTACTATTAAACCAAATGTCAAGTACAAAGAGGTACTAAAGACAATGAACTTGGATGCTATCACTAAAGATGCAACTTGTGATTTTTCTGATACTTCTACACTTACTTTGGCTGAGAAGGTTCTTACTCCGAAAGAGTTGCAAGTGAATCTAGAATTGTGTAAGTCTGACTTTGTATCGGACTGGGAAGCAATCTCTATGGGTTACTCTGCTTTTGATGAGTTACCTGCTAACTTCGCTGATTACCTAATCGGTTATGTTGCTGCAAAAGTTGCTGCAAAGAATGAAACAAACATCTGGTCAGGTGCTGATGCTAACGAAGGTGAGTTTGATGGCTTTACTGCTCTATTAGCTGCTGATGCTTCAGTTGTAGATGTAACAGGTACTACTATTACTGCTGGTAATGTTATTGATGAGTTGGGTAAAGTAGTTGATGCTATTCCTGCTGCATTGTATGGTAAAGAAGACCTTTACATCTATTGTTCACAGCACATCGCTCGTGCTTATGTTCGTGCGTTAGGTGGATTTGGTGCTAACGGCTTAGGAGGAAGCGGTGTTGCTTCTAATGGTACTACTTGGTACAACGGAGGCGATTTAGCCTTTGATGGTGTTAAGTTGTTCGTTGCTTCAGGTATGCCTACTAACGATATGGTAGCTGCACAAAAATCAAACTTGTTCTTCGGTACAGGCTTGTTAAGCGACCACCAAGAAGTAAAATTACTAGACATGGCTGACCTTGATGGAAGCCAGAATGTTCGTGTAATAATGCGCTTTACTGCAGGTGTGCAGATTGGTATCGGTGCTGACATCGTATACTATACTTAATAGTTGATTGATTAATATAAAAGGGGCAGGTAGGCTAGTGCTTGTCTGCCCTTTTTTTTATACTTATATAATATGGCTTGTGTATTAACAAAAGGAAGAACAGAACCCTGTAAAGATGTAGTAGGCGGTATTACCGCTGTATACTTTGCAGACTTTGATTCGTTGGGTGCTATCACCTACGATTCAACAGATACGGATGTAATTGATACGATTGGCGGTACGCCTGATTGGTTTAAGTTTGAAGTAAAAGGAAACTCTAGCTTTGAGCAGGCAATTAACTCTAGCCGTGAGAACGGAACAACATTTGTAGAGCAGACACTTAACTTGACTTTCAAGAAAATGTCTAAGCAAACACACCAAGAGGTAAAGTTGCTTGCTTATGCTCGCCCACATGTTGTAGTTGAGGACAACAATGGTAATAAGTTTATGATGGGCCTTGAGTATGGTGCTGAGGTATCAGGTGGTACTATCGTAACTGGTGCAGCTATGGGGGATATGAGTGGTTACACTCTAACCTTTACTGGACAGGAGAAAATACCAGCAAACTTTGTAGATGCTACAATTACTGCAGATGCTAGTAATATCAGCGATATCTAAACAAATAGTTTAGCCCTTAATTAAGAAAGCCCCTCCGTAATTGGAAGGGCTTTTCTTTTTTGCAGGTATTTCAACCTGCGAGAGCAATGAATGGCAAATATAACCATTGTTATTGAAATGGGTTTTATAATTATATGATAATTGTAGAAGAAAATACAACAGCAACTATAAAGATGTACTTAAGGGACTTTAATACAGAGTCCTTTGTACTACAAGTTGTATCTGAAGATGAGCGCAAGACTGCATATGATGCGGCTGTTACTGGAACTTATGATGATTTCAGGAAGGTATTGACTTTCTCATATGATGTGAGTAACTTGTCTGCCGAAAGCTTTTATGTAGTAAAAGTATGGGAAGCAGGAAAGGTAAAGCTACTATCGCAGGATAAGATGTACATTATACCAGCAGGCGCAAGTGTAACCACTTACCAACCTAAGCTGTCTACAACAGAGGAAACTATGGATAACGAGTTTAAGATTTATGGAGAGTAATGTAAAGTTCGTGCAGCTATCAAGCTACACATCACCAGTAGTAAGCGAGAATGCTCGCAAAGGGTGGGTAGAGTACGGAGATGATAACGATTACTTCAACTACTTAATCAACCGCTACAATGGCAGCCCTACTAATAATGCTGTTATCTCTGGAGTCATTGATATGGTATTCGGTAAGGGTATTGATGCTACAGATAGTGCTAAGAACCCACAGGGTTACCTACAGCTTAAGAAGCTTATTAAAGATGAGGAACTTAAAAAAGTAATCAACGATTACTATATGCTGGGCAATGGTGCTTTCCAAGTTATTTATAACAAGGATAAAAGCAAGATTGTTGAGGTATACCACATGCCTGTAGAAACCTTGCGTGCAGAGAAGTGCAACGCAGAGGGTGAGGTAGAGGCTTATTATTATGCTTATGATTGGAGTGCGGTACGCAGTAAGAAAGGTGTTGAGCGCATCCCATCCTTTGGGTGCGGCTCTCAAGGAGATAAAGTTGAGATACTTTACTTTAGACCATATCGCAGTGGTAGCTATTATTATAGCCCTGTGGATTATCAAGGGGCTTTGCCATATGCTGAGTTAGAGGGTGAGATAGCTAACTACCACATCAATAACATTAAGAACGGCCTAGCGCCTTCAATGATTGTGAACTTTAATAATGGCGTTCCACCAGAGGAGGAGCGTGATATTATTGAATCACAGATAAAACAAAAGTGGTCAGGCAGTAGTAATGCTGGTAAGTTTATCCTAGCTTTTAACGATAGCAGCGACAGCGCAGCTAGCATTGAGCCAGTCCAGTTAAGTGAGGCATCTGCACAATATGAATTCCTGAGCCGTGAAAGCCAGCAGAAAGTATTAGTAGGCCACCGCATTACCAGCCCTATGTTATTTGGTGTTAAAGACCAAACAGGATTAGGTAACAATGCTGATGAGATAAAGACTGCTTTCCAGCTGTTTGATAACAGCGTTATACGCCCTAAGCAGGAGCAGGTAATTGCTGCACTTGATAAGATACTAGGGTTTAATAATGTATCGCTTAGCCTATACTTTGTAACACTAGCGCCTATTGAGTTTACAGATACTGAGGATGTAACCAATGTTGAGGTAATAGAGGAGGAAACAGGCGTTAAGCTTTCCACTGATATGCCTGAGGGTTATGATGGAATTGCAGATGACCTTATAGCACTTGGCGAGGATGTTGACCTTGAGGAGTGGGAGTTGGTTGATGAGCGTGATGTTGATTACGAGCAGGAGGAAGCACTGGACAAAATGATGGGCTTTGCCTCAACTGGCACTGCACGCCCTAATGCAAAGAGTGAGCAGGATGGGGAGAATGTAGAGGGCACTAAGTTTCTGGTACGCTACAAGTACGAGGGCAGTAAAAGCCCACAGCGTGAGTTTTGCCGCAAGATGATGTCAGCAGGTAAGCTTTACCGCAAGGAGGATATTATACGCATGGATAACCAAGCGGTAAATCAGGGCTTTGGCCCAGAGGGAGCCTCTACATATAGCGTATGGCTTTACAAGGGTGGTGCTAGATGTAAGCACAAATGGATTCGCAGAACTTACATGAGTAAGGGCGGTGTCAAACCTGATGTAACATCACCAAATGCTCAAACCATTAGCACTACAAAGGCTAGGGGTAAAGGGTTTAGACCAGAGGCTAATGACCCTAAGGTTGCTGTAACACCTAGCAACATGAAGAACAAAGGATTTATTAACCCTCCTTCCAGTAAGGATATTCAAGGCGGTATATAATGGCACAAGTATTATTCGTTAGCCCAGCTGATGTAATTAAGCGCACTGGTATCAACGGCAATGTTGACAGAGACCAGATGATACAATTTATTAAAATTGCACAGGACATACATATACAGAACATTCTAGGTACTAGATTATTTGAGAAGTTAAAAACTGATATCGCATCAGGTAATATACCTACCAACTATCAAACGCTCTTAGATGATTACATTCAGGATATGGTAATACACTATGCAGCGATAGAGATATTGCCTTACATACACTTTAAAGTAGCAAATGGGGGCATCTATATCAAGGGTGCAGAGAATGGAACGAGTGTTACTAAAGAAGATTTAGATTATTTAGTACAGAAGGAGCGAGATATAGCAGAGCATTATGCTAGGAGATTTGTAGACCATATGAGTTTCAATAATGCTACATATCCAGAGTACAATCAGAATAATAATGATGATATGTACCCTAGCAAGAATCAGAATTTTGCAGGATGGGTTCTGTAAAGAATACCTATAAGCCTAAGAAGGCTAACATCCAGAAGTTGAAAAAGTACCTCATGAAAAAGAATAAGAAGAATGGCTAATAACATAAATTGGGGAAAGATATATGAGTCTACCTATTGGGGGAATACTGACAATAATATAAGTTGGGGTAAGGCATATGCTGATTTAGCAGGAGTTGTTCCTGCATTAGTAAGTGAGTTTGTATCAAGGGTAGAGGCAGATGGAGGTAGTGTTGAGTCTACTGAATGTATGTCTACTGATTTAACTTTCCTTGTAAATAATCCAGAGCCTGTAGATTTCACGGGACTTCTTAACGATTATAGCGGAGCAGCGGCAGCGTATTCTTTGCGCTTGTTAGATAACACCTATTCGGGTAACGCTATCAAGGTGCGTAGGTCTTCGGATAATGCGGAGCAAGATATAGCTTTTGTAAATAATGAGTTAGACACGGCAAGTTTAGAAACCTTTGCGGGTAGTGGTGATGCTTTTGTAACTACTTGGTACGACCAAAG